GTCGATCGCCGCGACGGACTTCGCGTTCAGCGACCGGACGGTGAAGAAGGGCGATCCTGACTACTCGGTGCTGGTGACGGGATGGCGTTCGATGGACGGGTTCTGCTACATCGACAAGGTCATCCGTGCGCGTGTGCCGTTCCCGGAGTGGCTGCGGATCTGTTCGCGCGAGTGCAGGGCTTCCGGCGTGAGCGTCCTGATGGCCGAGGGCAATGGACCGCAGGCTGGTCTCGTGCAGCAGCTGTCTGTCGCCTGCGAGACCACGAGCGTCGTTCCGCTCGTCCGCACGAAGGACAAGCTTTCGCGCGCGAGCGAGAAGCAGTCGTTTGTCGAGACTGGCAAGCTGCGTCTGCGCGGTGAGAAGGGGAAGGTGTCGCGCGAACACGCGATCCTGTACGAGGAGATGACGACGTTCCCAGCGGGGGATCACGACGACTGCGTGGATGCGGTCGTCGATCTGATGGAGGCTTGCATGAGGGCCGGATACGGCCTGACCGCGAAGCCGGAACTGACCAGGTCGAGCAGGAACAAGCTGTGGAGGCTTTATGGATGAGCTCTTGGATGTCCCTTCCGGGGACGAGGCGAAGGATCTTCCGGTGGCGATGAGGCGACCCGTCGCGCTGCCGATCGAGATGCAGAGGACGTACTTCGCGAGCGTTGCGAAGATGCTGCGGAATCCGTCGCTGGCGTATCGCAAGGACCGCCAGCTGATGAAGCAGATGAGGAACGACCCCGACTGCATGGGGCCGCTGACTCAGTTGCAGGTGTCGATCGCGGGTCTCGAATGGCAGATCAAGCCGTTCGACTCGCGCGACCCGATGCAGGAGGAGATCGCCGAGAGGACGCAGGAGATCTTCGCGCGCATCCCACGGTTCGCCGACATGGTCCGTCACCTGCTCGACGCGGTGTGGTACGGCTCGAGCGCGACGAACGTGATCTACGCGCGCAGGCCGGATGGAAGCGTCGTGGTGGGCGATTGGCTCCCGTTCCATCCCGACACGATCACGGTGAACCTCGATGGCGAGCCGGCGATCCGCGTCGGTCCGCGCTACTACTCCGACATGGACGGAACGGGCGGCGAGACGCAGCAGGGCTTCGATTCGCGCGTCCACGTCCTCACGCCGATCGAGCGTCGTGCCGTCGTGTGGCATCGCTACATGGTGCAGGGTCCGGACTTCGACGATCCCTACGAGACCGCGTATGCGTATCTCGGCAAGGGCGTCCGCGACACCGTGTGGTGGTACTGGAACCTCAAGCAGGCCGTGCTTCAGAACTGGGCGACCTACGCCGAGCGTTACGCGCAGGGCATTCGCGTCGGCTACTACCCGATGGCGCAGAAGGGCGGCAAGGAGGAGATGGAGGAGATCCTGCGGAACCTCGTCGGCGACGTGAGCGCCGTCGTTCCGCGCTCGACTCCCGGACAGAAGGACTACGAGATCGAGATCAAGGAGCCTGGTGCGGCGCGCGCGCAGGTCTTCGCCGATCTCTGCGAGTGGCTCGCCAAGAACATCAAGGAACTCATCGTCGGTCAGAGCGCGACGAGCGAAGCGGTGTCATCGGGCATCGGATCGAACGTCGCGAGCCAGCACCAGAAGACGTTCACGCGACAGATGAAGTTTGTCGCCGATGGTCTTGGCGAAACGATCACGCAGCAACTCGTGCGCGAGATCGTGGACATGAACTTCGGTCCGCAGGAGAACTACCCGCGCTTCGAGTTCGCCGTCGAGAGTCCGGAGATGGAGAAGAAGCTGGAGGCGATCCGCATCTTCGTCAACGAGCTCGGAGGCACGGTCAGCGAGGCCGAGACGCGCAAGATGCTCGGTCTCGCGATCCCCGATGTCGATGAACCCGTGCTGACGGGCAAGATCAAGGATGTCATGCCCGAGATCGCGGAAGAGGACGCCTTCAGGGACGATGTCGATGTCGATCTCGCGGGCGACGAGCCGAAGGTGCTGTCTGCGAAGCAAGCGTTCTCTCGTATGTCAGAGAAGGAACTGCGGCGCGAGGCGATCCGCCGTCGTCGGCGCGGAAAGCCGAAGGGCAACTGCGGCAACGGCTTTGGCGGATTCACGGACGGAAACGGCTGCGCCTCTGGCAAGCACGACTATCCGAAGGATCGCAAGAGTCCGACGAAGAAGCGCAACGCGCGCGAGATCGGCGACTGCGTCATCGCGAAGCACCGAGTCCTCGTTGGCGAGGGCTACGGCGACGATCAGGCGTGGGCCATCGCATACGACATGTGCGGGAAGACGGAGAACCGCAGGAGGCCGCAGCACTCGACCGACACGAACGCATCGCTTGAGCGCATCGAGGATCTCGTGCAGGACGGCCTGAGCGTCGAGCAGGCCGTTATGGTCACGGATCGCGAGGCTCTCAAGACCGACGATTTCGCGAAGGACGAGAAGAAGGGCGAGAAGGAGACGTTCGAGGATGGCTTCACTCCGCCGGCGAGCGTGGCGAAGAACGCGCGGCGCGCGCTCGAGGTCCGCGAGACGAAGCCTGAATCCGAGCGCGGCATGACGAGTGTCGGACTCGCCCGTGCGCGCGATCTCGCGAATCGAAAGAGCCTGAGCGAGGAGACCGTGCGCCGCATGGTGAAGTACTTCACGCGCCATCAGTCCGACAAGAAGGGCCAGACATGGGACGAACAGGGCAAGGGATGGCAGGCTTGGATGGGATGGGGCGGCGACGAGGGCTGGAGCTGGGCGCGTGGCATCGTCGAGCGTCTCGACAAGAAGGAGAGCAAGTGAGGGAGATGAAGCAGGTTGACGCGATGATGGACCGTGCATGGAAGCGCGGTCTGTCGTCGCGGAACTGGACCGTCATGCGCTCGTCCGTGCAGCGGGCGCTCGAGGGATCGTTCATCATCGGCAGCACGAAGTTCATCCCGGAACAGGTGTCGTCCTTCGACATGGACGTGTTCCGGCGACGTGCCGACGAGATGATCCAGCGCGCCGCAGCGACGTTCGCGCAGAAGCAGTCCGTGGTGGAGCGGAGCCACGGACCGGACATGGCGGCGGTGCTGTATCTTCTGTTCTTCGACGAGGACGACGATGTCATGCGCCGCGTGAGGCGCGGTGTGCCGGCGCGGATCGCCCGACGCGCGGCGTACTTCGACATCCCGATGGCCGCTGCACGGAGGGCGCAGGAGATCGTCTCCCAGGATGCTGATGCTCGCGATCTTGTGTCTGTATTTCCTACGCGCTCGTCTCTTGCGGCGCAGACCGAGGCGCGGCGGGCGATGAATCTCGGCATCGCGGATTCCGCCGTCATGGAGGGACGCACGCTCGTTCCGACGATGGATCCGACGCGGCCAGCCGTTCGCGAGGTCTCGTATCCCCTGTGGGAGATCCGGGAGATCATGGACCGCAGGACGCGCGGCAATCCGAACGGCGACTTCCCCGAGGGATCGCATTGGCAGGTCAACGGATACGTCAACACGATCGAGGAGATCGTGCGGCAGGATCTCGTGCCTCCGTGCGGATGGAACTGCCGAGCCGCGCTCGTCCCCGTCACGTTCACCCGCGCCGAGAGGCTCGGTCTGCTCGACGCGAACGGCGATCCAAGCCCCGACCGGATCGCGGAATACAACTCCGCGCGACAGCCTTACATAGACAAGGGTCTATATCCGGACCCGGGATTTAGATGATTGTTATATGCAATAATGCGTAGTTGCTACATTTACAACCAAATGTAGTAGTTTTGTTCCACTTGGAATTGCATCATTGCATTCAGTCGTTGTCTCATATAAGGCATGACGGCTTCCCATGCCATTGCAGAGAAGGACGATAAGGTCGTTATTAAGCGCCTTGAGTTGTTCTCCGGGTACGACCCGACCATCGATGACGGTACTGACGAGGAGATCAAGAAGTTTGATCGCCGAAAGGTCTCGCGCATTGTTGATCGGACGCAGCAGTTCATCAGCCGCAAGCAGCATCCGCGCATCGTGATCCTTCATTCTCAGGAGGATCACAGCGAGCCGAAGGAGGCCGTAGGCGCTGTGCTGAATGTCGCGATGGAGGAGCGCGGTGGCGTTCCATTCATCGTCGGCGACATCGAGATGTCTCGCGATGACTTCTCGAAGTACATCGAGTCGAACAGGTTTCCCCGCCGCAGCGCGGAAATTTGGTCAGACGATCACATGAGCGAAATCGCCCTGCTTGGTCGAGACACGCCGCGCCGTCCGCTTCCGGATACGCGGTTCTCAAAGCAGGGTGACAAAGTGATGTTCGCGATGGAATGCTCCTCCTGCTTCGAGGCTGCGCCCGGAGTGGGCAACGTCTTTGTTCCTGGCGCAGTCAAACCAAAGAAGGAGTCCAACATGGCCGATGAAGCCAAGGACGAGCAGAAGGATGAGATGGCGAAGATGATCGCCGAAATGAAGGGCGACATCGAAAGGCTCAAGGAAGAGAATCGGAAGATGTACAACCAAACCGCCGTTCACATCGACGAGGACGCTCACAAGGGCGACGAAGAAGATGAGGACGAGGAGGAGGACAAGGAGGACGATGTCGATGGCAAGATGAAGAATGCCAAGGCTGAGTTCTCTCGCGAGAAGTCGAAGTTCGAGCGTCGTATCGCTGCGCTTGAAACCGAACTCGCGAAGGAGCGTTTCTCGCGCGAGCTCGATTCGATGGCAAGCGAAGGCTACGCCGTTGATTGCTGCCGCGACGAGATGATCTCTGAGCTGGTTGCAGCAAAGGATCCGACTCGCAAGCTCGCGTTCTGGCGCGAGAACTTCCGTCGCGATCCGGTCGGCATTCGTGTTGCCGCTTCGCCGCGTTCGGGTGTCAAGCCCGAAGGCGCATCTTCCATCGACCGTGAAACCGTTGCCAAGCTCGTCGCAGAGGCGGCTGGCGATCCCGAAAAGTTCAAGACCCTCATGGCGCGCGCGAAGAGCGGCGTCTGATTCAAAGGAAGGCACAAAACCATGAGCTCGTACTCCGACACCCCGTCGCTCGTTGCAAGCGGAGATACCACCGCGTACCGCTTCGTGAAGGTCAGCGGACGCAATACTGGCGTGACATGCTCCGCAATCACCGACATTGCGGTCGGTGTTGCCGACGGTTCCAGCAAGTCGTTCCCTGTCTCGGGCGGAACCAATCTTCACGCGGCTGCTGGCGATCCAATCAATCTTCAGGGCGGCAATGTCGTTCTCATCGAGGCTGCTGGGGCTATCTTGGCAGGAGCTGTTATCGCTCCGAGTGCAAACGGTCGCGCGCAGACCGCCGTCGCAACGCAGTTCCCATACGGCATTGCGCTTGAACCCGCAGCCGCTGCTGGCGAAATCATTCGCATCTACAAGCAGGCCGGCACTTCCGTCGTCTGATCCGCACACCTGAAACGAGGTAACAACAATGGCAGATGCAAACATCGGTGGCGGACTGAACACGTTCGTTCCCACCTTCTCCGAGGCTACGGGCCTCATCCAGACCGAATTCACGCGCAACGTCAAGTCGTTTGCGCTCAACCGCTACACCAAGCTCGTCCCGGTCTCGACCGTCAGCGGCTACTACCTCAAGATCAACTCGGACGAAGCCGTTCGCGTGGTCGATGAGAACGATTTCCGCTGGGCATACGGCGAAGACCGTCCGACCGGCGTGAACAACGACTTCGACTTCGCACAGTTCGTGACGAAGCGTTTCGAGAAGGGATTCCACATCCCCTACGAGACGGCCAAGGTCGCCGCGTGGGACATCGTGGCGCAGCACGCCCGTAGCCGCGCAACCCAGCTGATGACGCTCCGCACCCAGCGGGCGCTCAACGTGCTGACCACCGCAGGCAACTGGACTGCCAACACGAACTACTTCGCGGATTTCGACGCGCTCACGGGCAGCACCACGACTAACGGCGTGTACGAAAGCGATTCTTCGACCGCGACCGGAGTGCAGAAGCTCTTCCAGACCGCGGTCGAGAAGATCATGGTCAACACGGGTGGCGCGGTTCAGCCGAGCGACATCGTGTGCGTCATGGGTCCGCAGACCGCTCACAAGCTGTCGCAGACCGCGCAGCTCCGCGAGCTGATCAAGTACACGCAGGGCGTTCAGCTCATGCAGGGCCAAGGCAACTACAGCCGTTACGGTCTCGCTCCGGGCCTCTTCGGCATCGGCGACATCGTCATCGAGGATGCGGTCAAGGTCACGAACCAGAAGGGCGCAACTCGTTCCGCGAGCTACCTGCTCGGCCTCGACAAGGTTCTCTTCGTGTCCCGTCCGCAGGGTCTCGTCGGAGTCGAGGGTGGCGCGAACTTCGCGACCATCACCAACTTCGTCTACGAGGACATGACGGTCGAGACGTTCGATGATCCGCGCAACCGCCGCACGGTCGGCAGCATCGTGGACAACAGCGTCCCCGAGCTGACCGCCCCGCTCGCCGGCATTTACGTCGCGAACATCGGAGCCTGATCCGTCTCTCTCTTCTCGCGGGGTGGGTGGGGCTTCGGCCTCACCCACCCCTTTCAGGAGCGATCCATGCCCGTTCCATACGCGACGGTTGCCCAGTTCAAGGAAGCCGTTGACGAGCGGTTGCTCGCGGAGCTCGGCGTCGATGCCGAGACCGATGGCGTCGTGGATGGATCCAACACGATCATCGTGTCGGCCCTCACGAGGGCTTCGCACGAGATTCAGTCGTTCGCCCTTCGGGGCGGCATCTACACCGAGAGCGATCTCGACACGATGCAGTCAGCGACCAACTGGCTGCTGATCGGCGTGACCTGCGATCTCGCGCTCGGCATCCTGCTCGCGCGCCGTGGCGGGCCATTCGGCGATGCGGTCAAGGACCGGGTGGACAAGGCGAATTCCATGCTCGTGGATCTTCGCGATGGGCGGCGGGTGTTTCCCATCGGCACATCCATCGACGCGAGCAAGCCGGCCCTGTCCATCATCACGCAGCAGCAGCGCGGGATGCTCGGCATGGTGGCTGATAGCGAGTTCTTCCCGCGAAGGAAGTATGGACCCGCATGAATCGCCGCAAGCGAATCATTTCCTTTGAGCGCGCGCTTCTTCGCAAGATTGCGGAGGGATTTGTTGCAGCCCTGAAGGACAATCTCAAGAACAGCACGGGAGCGCAGGAGGGACAGGATGTCCCACTTGTGCCGCTCGGCATCTGGGATGACCTGAACTTCCGGTCCAAGGGCGTGAGCGGGGGATGGACGAAGGCCGACCGCACCAACGCAAGCCAGCCGCTCGTGGACACGGGCAAGTTGCTGAAGTCGGTCAAGATCGAGTCCATCGAGACCCTCAACCCAAACTCGACTTCCGATGGAGCGCCCGGATCCTGGCACAGGATCACCATCAAGGCTGCTCCGCATGGCCTTGAGCAGTCCAAGGGTGGAACCTTCTCCGAGATCCTCCTTGGCCGCACGAAGGCGATCCGCGCCTCGCGGAACTTCGGCGACATGAGGCAGGGATACGACTTCGTCGTCCGCAAGGAGGTGACCGTGCCTTCGAGGCCGTGGAACTTCGTCGGACACCAGAGATTGACTACCATTGCAAGAGAAGCGGCGCGCAAGGCCGCAGGAGCTTGAGATGCCCGCAGCAACCGACTTTCATGTGAACGGTCCGACGACGATCTACTGGAACGTCGGCGGAACATCGGCTCCCGCCACGGAGCTCGGAAAGACCGACAACGACGATCTGATCCGCATCACCATGCGCGATCACTACCGCACGTTCTCGCGCAACGACACGGGCGACATGATCGCCGAATCCGTCGTTGCCGGAACGACCGCCGTGATCGACTTCACGATGGTGTCGTGGAATCAGGATGAGCTGGAGAAGTTGATCAAGCGCGCGCGCACGGGCGGATCCCTCGCGGCGGGAATCGCCAACGAGGGCATCTTCGCGACCGTGGGCGGCTCCGTGATCAATGGCGCGTCCCCGAGGACCATCGCGCTCAAGATCGAGCCGACCAATGTCGGCGGAACGATCTACACGTTCAAGAACCTCATGCTTTCGACGGGTCCGGAGTACATGGACTTCGGCAACACCATCAAGCGAATCGCTTTCTCGTTCACGAGCGTCGCATCGACCGAAGTCGCTGTGACCACGACCAAGTCTTGAGACAGAAGGAGTTGAGAGATGGCAGGACCGCGCATCGACATCGGCAACGACGATTGGAACATCACGTTCGTCAACGGCGACAAGGAGTACCGGATCGACTCGCTCATCTACACGAGCCTGCTCCTTGAGCGGACGAAGGGCGACGAGGATCCTCCGCGCGAGGCAGTCATCGACTGCATGAAGCAGGCGATGTCCTCGCATGACGGGCTGACCGATCATCAGATCTGGGCGATGAGCGTTCGTCTCGCGAAGGTAATGGGCAAGGCGGGAAACGCCTAAAGGCGGCTGCGTTGTTCGCCGCCGCCTACGGGTTTCCGCCGAGTGCCTGCAAGGATGAGGAGGAAGCGTTGGGCTTGTTCCAGAACATCAGGACGGCACTTGCGGTCCAATCTGCGATCACAGCGAGGGGCATCGCCGCCTGTCTTTCGCAGGACGCCAACGCGGACCTGATGAAGGACTGCGGCGCTCCTCCGAAGGACATCGCCCGCATGAAGCTCGAGGCCATGCGCCAGAAGGCCGGGTGGAAGCGATGATCCTCGCGAGCCAGGATCAGGTGTACAGGGCGCTGCGCCAGCGTATCATCGATGCCGCCGGCGCAGCGCCTTCTCGCGTCTACCTGACCACGGAGCCGAACTTCGCCGAGGCGATGGACTATGCGGTCCAGATCACTCCGCTGGCGACCGGGGCGACAAACGAGATGAACCGGACGGGCCTTGGGTTCGTGAACGAGCGTTTCGCCGTCACGACCTTCGTCCGCTCGGCATCCGACAACGTCAACAAGCAGACGCGGCAGATCGCCGGAATCGATCGTGGCGTGATCAACCGTCAGGTCGAGATCCGCAAGGCGCTGATCCAGAACAACCTCGACGGGCTGCTCCAGATCGCGATCCGGTTCGTCTCAAGCGGGCCGATCCGTCAGGAGCCGAGGTCTGAGCTGTACCTGTCGGCGACCGACATCTTCATCTGCTCGTATGCGATGCCGTGGCCTGTGGGCGGAAAGTTCCGCTACGGGTGGAGCGCGACCACGCCGACCTGGTCCGCGCTCACGGGCGAGACCGAGTACATCAACGACGTGGACTACACCGTGCAGGCGAACCGGGCATCCGCCGCATCGCAGTACTTCTGGTTCGCGTTCCCGCAGGAACTGCACGATCTCGGAATCACGATCAGCACGGTCGCAGGCGTGGAACCGTTCTACAGGCTCGGTTATCCTGCTCCTGCGGGTTCGCCGGCCATCGGTTCGATCTCCGAGGGTGGCGTGACCTATCAGTTGTATAGACGGGCATACCCGACCGTCGCGACATCCCTGACCTATCAGATTGAGGCTGGCTGATGAGCGATATCTCCTCCGGTTCCATCGACATCAATCTCCACACGGGGGATGACGGCAGCGGTCGCGGTCCGGATGGCGACATGAAGGTCGTGATCGAGACGCTCCGCAACGTGCAGAACAGCGTTGCAACGATCTCGCAGAATGTTCGCGCTATTCTTGAGACGCTTCGAGTCATTGCTCGTGGAGCAGGCCGTGGAAGCGGCGGAGGTGGTGGTGGAGGCGGAGGTGGCGCGCCAGCAGCCGGAGGTGCTGGAGGTGGTGGCCTCTTCGCATCTAACCTGCTTGAATATCGAAACCGAATGTCCCGAACTATGGGGCTTCGGATTACTGATATCGCTTCCCGGGAACACAGGGCGCTTCTTGGTCGGTATCACACCGAGCGCGAAAGTCTTGATCCAGCGCAGATGCGTCAGGCACTCGGCCTACGCCGTCTTGAGATTTTTGGCGAGGAACAAGCCGGAAGACTGACTGCTGAATCCGCGAAGGCCATTTATCGTTCTGAATCATTGAAGGCTAAAGAGCAGATTCGAGCGCAGAAGGAAGCGCAGCGTGAAGCCGCGCGTCAGGCCCGATCAGCGGCGCAGGAGGCGGCACGTCAGAACAAGGCCGATTTGCGCGCTGCTACAAACAGGATGTCTGGGTATCAGGCATCTCGGTTGTCTGAACTTCGTCGCCGTGCTTCGGTTGATGGAGCGTCAGTTGCATCGCTTGGCTTGACGGATGAAGAGCGCGCGCTCGTGACGGGCGAAGCATCTCCATCGGGCCTTCCTGGGACGCGAGCCTACGCAAGCGGAGTGCGCGGTGTTGTGTCTTCAGTTGAAGCGCAAGCGAGTCCGGCAGAACCTAAAGCGCAAGGGAAGACCACCAGCATCTTCACGTCTATTGGTCGAGTGCTTGCGACATTGAGCTTAATCGGACAGGCGATCAGAACTGTCATATCCATGATCCGCTATTTCCCCGAGCTTGCCAAGAAGCAGCGATCCGAGCTCGCGCGCGTCGATCCCGTGATCGCTCAGTATCAGGCTCAATCGATGATCGCTGGATTGAGGGATCGCATCATCATGGCGAGAGATCCGGGGATGCGAGCTGCATATGCCGGGTTCACGCAGTCCGAGATGGCATTCCTGGAAAGCACAAGAGCCATCAGAAGCGATGCCAGCAAGTTCGTCGCCGGCATGGGTACGAGCGTGTATGGATATCTAGGCGGTCTTGGGCTTGCCTACGAAGGTCTTATGGAGGGCAATCTCTCCAAGATCACCACGGGCTTTGATGTTTTCAATATGTTCACAGGCGGCACGGCCTACAAGGCATATATGGCAGGTCGTCTCGCCGCTCAGGGAAACACGATCAGGTCTCTCTTCATCGGCGATCTCGTCGGCATGACGGGTGGCCGCTTCTCGACTAGTGTCGCCTACCCCGGTCGGCAGGCCGGCGAGGCTTGGTGGAATGCGAGGCCGTAATGCCATCAGAGACGAAGGTCACATACAACGGCGTGGTTCTTGATCAGGCGCGGATCATCGAGTACTCGATCGACAACGGCGCGACCGCCGACAATCCGACTGTCGGGCCGTACACCCATGTGATCCGTGGCGAGGCTCTGGTTCAGAATGTCGCGGGAGAAGGAAACTCCAACGAGAACTTCATCTTCAAGCTGCGTGGGCTGCTGAATCAGCCGCGCAAGCCTCTTGAGATCAAGATCGATTCCGGAAACGGCCCCGACTACCTGGCGCAGTTGACCGAAGCTGACGAGCGTGGCGGGCCATTCTTCCGGGCGAACATCACCGAGATCACGGGTACGAGCTCGCTGCTCGTGAACTTCACCGCAGAATGGACGCAGACTACAAACGCCGTGGGTGTTCCCTTCGAGGCGACCAATCCGATTCCGAATCTCGTGCGCTCGTTCTACACGACGGCGCAGTTCACGGTCGATCAGACGGGCCGCACGACGATCCGCAAGACGGGGTCGCTCCAGCTGAAGTTCGTCCCGAAGATGCGTGGCGATGGGTCGCCGATCTACAGCATCTCGCGCAGGGCCAGCGATCAGAGCGGGTTCAGCAACACGCCGCCATCGAATCCCGTAGCCAATGTCGGAGACCGATATGGCATCGGCGATGCGATCCGCAACGACATCATCCTTGACTTCCTGATCAGCGGCGGAACCGACATGGATCACGCGGACTTCTACCGCAGGATCATCTCGGGCAACCTGTACCGTGGATTCCGCCGCGTCAGGCAGGAATATGCGATCGACGAGAGCCGATGTCGGTTGATGTTCGACATCACGGACGAGGAGTCGTTCCGTGGCCTCCCTGCGCCGGCCAAGGTCGCCGATTGCAACTATGCGTTCCGTCGAGCTCTCGGAGACGATGGAGCCGCTATGGGGCAGAAGATGTTCAGCGCGGAGATCGAGGGCGACAAGAACGTCTCTCCGGGCGCTCTGCTGACGCTCGCCATCCGTCTGTCGCAGAACCGCATCGACTACGCGGAGGATCTGATCACGGAGATCAAGGTCGCCGAGGTCGGGATGCTGACGAGGAACGCGATCTCGTTCGAGGTCATGGCTCTCGCCACGAGCATCCAGAACTACAACCCGACCGAGGAGTCATCGACGCTCGTTCCGGATCAGAAGGCGCTGCTTCTCAAGAACATTCTGACACCGATCCAGCTTGCGAACAACGAGGTGTTCAGGTTCCAGGAAGCGCAGATGCCAGACGAGTATGGGGCATCGCTGATCGTGCGCGTCACTCCCGGCGCGTACAGTCCGCTTGACGGCAACTACAACTGGACGGCGATCAACCCATCGACCATCCAGTTGAAGGAGAGCAATCCGGCCATCTATCTGTTCCCCGATGCGGTGTTCGATGCCTACACGGAGGAGCAACTCGGACAGGGTGATGGCATCTTCCGGTACATCAAGCCTCTTGCATACCGGGTCAAGTCAGGTCCGAACAAGGGCGATCTGGCGAAGACATCGGACAAGAACCGCACCGAGCCGACGCTGAATCCGAAGAATGGCGTGAAGTACACCGTTCACACAGGCATAGTGGAATGCCCGGGCATCGGGTTCAACGCGCCGACCGTCATCTTCCAGGTCGGAGCTCCGCGAGTCGAGCAGACCCGTTACAGCGACGGCTCGCGCAAGAACACACCACCAGAGAACCAGATCGGCGATCTTCCCGTCAACTCGCAGGTTGCCCGTCGCAGCGTATCCGTGACATCCGGACAGCCTGATGTGCATGGCAATCGCGTCTTCAGCGCGGGATACGACGAGACCGTCTGCACGAGGTTCCGTGGAGACCTCTCGGGAGCGGGGATCTCAACATCGGATCCGAACTTCAAGTCGGTCGATGTCACGGTCAATGGTCAGACGGTATCCGTCCTCCAATGGGTTCCCTCTGCCGTGCCGCTTCCCGATGACCCGAATCAGGGAACGTCCCCTGGCTTCACCTACCCGAACTACAACACGATTCAGTTCGGAACGAATGGAGCCTACGCTTGAGCGCGCCGCAGGGACGGGTAGCAATCGAGATCAGCCGTGGCGATCGGAACGCCTACGCGCGGTTGCTCACGCCCGAGCTCCAGCAGCTCATCGAGCGGCAGAACATCGACTGCTCGGACATCAACTGCATGAAGTGGCCGCTCTTCGGCCTTTCGCGTCATGCGACCTGCAAGCTGCTGCTCATGCAGCGTGATCTCATGGATCTGCTTGCGGACGATGTCGATGATTGGGACGACGACACATATACGGCAAGCAACGACGGTTTCCGAATCTGGTTTGTGGTTGGATCTACTGCAAGCTGCACACGGAACGCATTTAGCCGTATGCACATCACGGAGATCAAGCCGCTGATGCTGTCCGAGTACGGCAAGCCGAACTTCGGAGAAGCCTTCTACATCGTCACATTCAAGTGCGATCGATGGGCGGCGCGAGGCAATAGGTTTGACACAGACTACGCTGGATCCATTCTTGGTCAGTACTGGTCGCGGTCATGGGATCCGAGCGCGTTCGTTGACTCGTATCAGTCTGCCGACAGACCGACCGTATCTCAGGTCGTGAACACGATGGTGACGAGCCGACTGAATCAGTCCTCGTACTGGCGTATGTTCAGAAACGGGACGGATTCCTACGACGCATCGACGGTCACATCGGCTGCATGGGCATCGGCGCAAGGGCTGCGCGGAATCGACACGATGCTCGGCAAGCCGACGACCGTCGCCATCGATGACATCGCGGCACGATCCGGCGTGGCGATGCTCTATGTATCGACCGGAATCACCACTTCTCCCGGTGTCTATCAGGTCTCAGCCATCGATATCTCCGCTGGCAATCAGCGGATGGTGTCATTCCTGAACCAGTACAAGAACGACATCCAGGCTGGTTCCGTCCTCGACATCAAGGACGGAACCGGAGCCGGGACGCTCTCGGAGATCGCCGCGCTCGCCCGGATTCCCAATGTGGTCGCGCAGCCGATCAGGCCGGCGAAGGCCATCGTCGGCATCCGGAAGAACCGCGTTGCCGATGGAACGCCTCCCGATGTCTTCTCGCAATCGCTCACGACGGCGGATACGCAGGGTGTCGGCGAGTTCGAGAACCCGAACCTGAGCGACCCGTTCAACAAGACGATCCAGCAAAGCCCGATCAATCGAGTCGCTCAATCGGGATATCCATACTTTGGCGAAGGCGGATCGTGCTTCATTAGCGCAGACAACTGGGACAATGCAGAGCGATCAGAGCGCCGGAATCAATCCGTCATCACATACGGAAGCCCGTACAGCAACGCCGAGAACATCGCCAACGAAGTCGCTCTTCGCTGGGCTGGCAAGTATCAGTCCGGGGTGTGCGACATCTGGTTGCGCTCCTGGGTCATGCCGACCGTAGAGCAGACTTGGCCCGGTGGGTCGTGGATCGAGTTCCGTCTACAGACCGATGGTCAGGGCTTCCCATTCCCGACCACCCACATCTATGGTTCGATCGATGATCCGCTGCTCGGCCCCGTCGCCGACGATTCGCAGCACGATGTCGAGGGCAGCGGCATGGTGCAGACCTGGCGCGGCGAGGACGGTCGGCTCCGCGTCCATGTGGGTATGCCATTCGGCATCCCATGCCTGATCCGGATCGTCGGCAACGAGTCGATCGGCAGCAACGTGTGGCGCTACACGGCCAAGATCATTCGCAAGCCCGGAAGCGATACGGCTGCTACGACCTTCAAGGGCGGGTTGGAGACGTTCACGGGACTCACCAATCCGGAACCCGAGATCGTGGCCTACAACCTGTGCGAGGCCAACAACACCGGGTCGTTCGCTGGACCGGGGTACAAGCTTCCGCTGGTCCAGGATGGATTCAATGTCCTGCCGATCGGCAAGGACAGGGACGATGTTCTGCACGATGTCGTGGTTCAAGCGATGCTCTACATGGGCAGCACGGGGGCGGCGAATAGGGTGTGTGCCTACTTCTGCCTGCACAACGCCATCGACGGCGAGTGCGACACTTCCGCCTTTGTCGAGCCTACCTATGACGGCGGCACATACTCAGGAGGCGTGTGATGGCGAACATCCTTCACAAGCGCAATGCGACTGTTGGTGTGGCTCCGCTTGCCATTGAGCTCGATCTCGGCGAGATCGCGATCAACACCGCAGACGGCAAGGTCTTCATCAAGAAGACCAACGGCACAGTCGTGGAGGTCGGCGGCGGTGGATCCGGTACGGTGACATCTGTTGCCGCCGGCACAGGTCTATCGGGGGGAACGATTACGGCGACAGGTACGCTCGCCATCGATTTCGCCACGAGCGGCACGAGCAGCGCGTCTAAGGCCGTCCGAGCTGATGACAGCCGTCTGAGTAACTCGCGCGCTCCAACGGCTCACACGCACGCTACGAGCGATTTGACGCAGTCGGGAGCCGCGACAGGCCAAGTTCTGTCATGGTCGGGATCGGCGTGGAGTCCGCAGACGCTCACGTCTGGAACTCCTGTGCCGACCATCAAACCATTCGCGACCTTCAAGGTCTGTGGCGGTCAAGACTGCACGACGATGACCACGCAGGCCCATGCTGCGGATCAGATCAGACTCTATCCGGCGGTGTGGCCTTTCTCGTTTACCGTCGATGCCATTTCCGCCGTCGTGACGACCGCAGCGGCTTCGGGGAACGTCAGGGCCGGACTGTACGCAGCCGACGCCAATGGCCGTCCAAACGGATCCCCGCTGCTGTCGATGACCGGGCAATCCTCCTCGACCACGGGCGAGAAGATCACCACGGGGCTGTCCTACACGATCCAAGCCAACACCGTCTACTGGCTTGGTATCCAGACCGGAGGCGCGTCCGTGACCGTGCGGGCGCTTCCCGTGGCTTCCCTGATGCCGCTTCACGCCAACCCGGCGGCGACGGCCAACTACACGTCCGTGGTCATTTCGGCTCCATACGCATCCGGCCTGCCCACCATCACGGGAAGCAACCTGACCACGACGGCGAGCTACGCCACCACGCCCTGCGGGGCCGTCTATCTGAGGTCAACATGATCGAGGTCGCCTACACCGCCTACGAGTTCCTGAATCGGTTCACCGCCGCCGAGCGGGCTGCGCTGCGGATCGCGTCCGAAACCGACGCGACCGTGGCCGACTTCCAGGAATTAGCGGTAGCCGCAAACGAAATAATCAATACAGACCCTGTAACAATCGCAGGGATGGATTATCTTGTTGCCCAAGGACATCTGACCGAGACCCGCAAGCTTGAGATCCTCGGAGGCTGACCATGCCGCATCCAGAGCCTGTGCTTCCACTTGGAGTCCCGATCGCGCCGACCGAGCCGGCGGACACCAATCCGACCCACATCGCCGAGTACGGTCGCGGTGGCCTGATGACGGTCGCCAGCACGGCTGCACGGGATGCGATCCCCGCGTCTCGCAAGACGGTCGGGATGCTGGTCTACGTCACCGACCAATCGAAGTACTACACGCTGACCGCAACGCCGAACACATGGGTGGAGCTTGCTACAGGCGGAGGACTCACGCCGCTCGTTCCGTCGCCTGCGGGTTCGTATGTTGTTGCATCGCTGACGGTCGATCAGTTTGGTCGAACGACGGCGGCGAGCAACACGCCGAACATTGCAACGCAAACGACTCAGAATCAAATACTCGGCCAGTTGCAGTTGATTTCCTCTGAAATTCAAGGCGGCGTTGATGCGGGGTTCTACAATTGATTCCTGCATCTCCATATAACGCCGCCGTCGATGATCTTTGGCTATATCAGCTAGAGAGTGTCACATACGGGTCAGTCACCCAAACGCTACTTCGGCCATATGCGTGGAATCCGAATTGTAGTTTGTACGGCTATCGAAACAGCTTACAAGCTCTACGGGCGAGCAATCGCACATTCTCGACGTATGCAATAGGCCCATTTGGGGTGCTACAGCAGGATTATGATCATTTCGTCACGATCATGCCGGACAATTTAGAAAATAGACCGGTGTACTACAACTCATTCCCGCCGACGTGGGTGAAAATGTCGGATCAACATTTGCGCGTATGCGCTCATTGTTTTGATGTAGCGGCTAACGCGCAGCGGGATCCTAATAGCAGTTTTGCAAACTACTACGGCGATTCTTTGCAGGTGATTATGGGATACCGATGGATCAAATCAGACAATACCATCATCAACAAGACAGCATCAGATTTCACGGTGCCGTATGTGTTCGATGGCGAAATCCGCGCTGGAGCTCCGAAATACCAAGATGTTGCTTGTATTGATCTAAAGTCATCACTTGATGTTCCGGCGGTTACACTCGCAAACGCGCAAAGCCTGACGCAAGGAACGCCAATTTTTTGCATTGATAGCAATGGCAAGGTCATAGATTCAACATTCATTTGTTCATGGGTGATTGACACTGCTGGTTCAGTTAATGATTTGAATTATGGATTCCCGCTAGTGGGTATCCCGTCTACCACGCAAGGTGCAATGTGGGTGTTTGTAGAGACTCAGGGACATAGAAATCTTTGGCTCCATGACAGCGGGGATTTATGGTTTGTGGAAATCTCTCCACCGTCATCGCCTGAAGCAGGAGATGGTATTTTGGCGATGTTGCCTACGCATCTTGTAAGCCCTGAGTCGGTTTTTTATGAACCAACGCTAGGTACAGAACTTTTGCCACCTGATGGCGTTGGCTCTCCATTACAAACGATCGTGCCATCGCAGTTAAGTGCTGAGTTCATCGCGTGGCAACAGTATTGGCAAGGACGAGGCGTTACATATCAGTTTTTAAACGCGCCAAGAGGTAACAATGCACTTGCATCTGAAGTTGTGGAGCAGCAGATTCTTCAAATAGCGCAGCAGATCACGGAGAACATCTAATGCCACTCGATGGACCCATCAAGTTTAAGAGAGCATTTTTACCTACTCTTACAACAACTCCGACACCAGTTCCTATTCCTGATAATGCGAGTCCTCCATTGCAGGCGTATGAGATGGTGATTGATAGTGTGACGGGAAGATGCTGGGTCATTGGAAATCCAATTTCTCCGCAAACGGGGCTGCAAGCCCGCATGGTCACTCCGTACTCGCGTGAAGAAGTGACGCAGGGAAGTGGCAACTACACATTCGTCACGATTTCCGATGCAGCGAACTACACGGATGGCGGCAAGCTGCTTGTCGAAGGAACGGGCAAGTTTGCGTTTCAGAACGCGCCGTATCTTGAAAGCATTCTGTCAGCCCCGATGCTGGGGACGGACGCGAACGGCAGGGTGCAGGCCGTAACGTCGGCTCCTGCCGTCACGATCACCGCTCGCAACAATACCTTGAGTCAAATCAACAAGGGTCAGGCTGTTCGCATTAGCGGCGCGCAGGGACAGAATCCGACCATTGAGCTCGCGCAGGCGAACGCCTACGGAACCACCGACGCGGTCGGTCTGGCGGCAGCGAACATCGGAAGCAACTCCACCGGATCGGTCATCATCGCCGGCACTCTGACGAATCTCGACACGAGCGCGTTCAACGACGGCGACACGCTGTATCTGTCTGCGACAACCGCAGGTGGGCTGCAATCCACGGATCCTCCGCGTCCCAACTGGCAGATGCAGATCGGCTACGTCGAACACTCTCATCCGACGCAAGGCAAGATTCTCGTCAACACGCATCTCGAATCCACGAAGACCGAGTACATCGCGGACATGACGGATGCGGGCGAGGCTCTTGCAACGCTGGCTCCGATGGCGGAATTCACCCTTCTTGGTCGAGGAAGCGGCTTCGGATCTGGAAATCCCGAAGTCATAACGATCGGCTACGGGAACTCCATGACGGGTACCGGCACGACCCTGTCAACGGCGTTGTCGCATTCATCGTCCTTCATCGTGGCCGACTTCACGCTTGTGAATGCAACTCAGTTCTATGACATCACCACCCTTTCGCTCGCAGCAGGGGTATGGGTCGTGCAGGCATCAGCCGTCTTTACAAGCATCACCGCCGCCGCGACAACTCAGTACACGCTCGATATCTACAACAGCACATCGGCGACATCGCTGGCTTGTTCATCTGCGTCTCACGGTGCAGCCGCCAATCTTTTTACCAATGCATCATGCTGTGTCGTGGTCTCGCTTGCTTCTACGTCCACCATCGCTATGCGGGGAGCGGCAAGCGTGGCATCAAGGACGGTGAAATATCAGAGTAGCATCGGCGGTTTGTCGAATGCAACTGGCTTGGTAGCCATGAGGATCAGATGAACGACCAACAGAAAAGCGCGCAGCAGCTCGTAGCCACATGGGCATCCTTTGTGGCTATCTGCGTTGGAATCGGAACCATGCTTATGCAGATGGGTAGGCGGGACGCGCAACTCGTCTCGACCGTCGAGCAGGTGCGCGAACTTGGAAGCATCGTTAGTGATCTTGCCAAGGCCCAAGTTGCGTTCACTCTTACAGACAAGCAGACGGAGGAACGTCTGCGGGAACTTACAGCGAGGCTTGAACGCCTCGAAAGGAACGGCAAATGAAAGCATCCTGGAGAACGACCGCCGCTGGAATCGGCGCGATCCTCGTCGCGGCTGGTTCCGCGATTTCCGCTCACTTCGACAACGATCCTCTCACGGTTGCCGATTGGGGCAGCGTCGTTGCCGCCGTCATCGCCGGCATCGGCCTGATCATGGCCCGTGATGCGAAGGTCAGCAGCCAGCAGGAGGGGATCCGGTGAGATGCTCGACCGAATCATCGCTCAAATCGCGCTCGCTCTCTTCTCGCATCTGGAACGCCGCATCGAGCGTGGTCACGTCGCGGTTGATTCCGATGTGGATCGCGATCGGCTTCGCTCTGCTGGCTCTCGGATTCGCAAGTGGATGCAGCAGAACGGTGCTGGTCAAGGAGGGAAGCCCGGTCAGGATCGGACCGGATGCCAAGGCAAGGGTGTATGCGCTTGTCGAAGGCGAATGGACCCTGAGCAGCAACACGGTCCAAATCCCTGAAGGCTGGTATCTCGTCTCTCCGGAATGGGTTGACATGGAAGGCGTCGGTCCGGAGTGACCAATGGCGAAGGCTCGAAACAAGATCAGGGTTGATGTCGGAGCGCCTGGGAAGCTCGGTATCAAATGGCTAACGACCGGGCAGATTTCCAATCGACTTGGTGTGGCGCAACGAACTGTGACCAAGTGGATTGACGAAGGTCGATTGATTGGAATCAGGTTGCCAGGATCCCGTGACAGGCGGGTACACCCGGATGCGTTGGAGGAATTCGAGCGGCACTACGGCTTCGATCGTGCAAGAGGAATGAGGGAATGACAAATGGGCGCATTGGATCACGTTCACATCTATAAGGCCGACAAGTCGATCCTGAGAATCGACTACAAGCCCAAGAAGGGATCGGATCACATCGATCTGCTCCTTCGATCCGATGCCCACCACGACAACGCGCACACCGACATCGACATGGAACGCCGCCATCTGGAAGAGGCGCGCAAGCGCGATGCGCTGGTACTCGACAACGGGGACTGCCATTGCGCCATGCAGGGCAAATGGGACCGCCGCGCGGATCGGTCTGCCCTGCGTCCCGAGTACCAGTTCGGAAATTACCTTGACCGCCTAGTCGATGAGGCAGTC